CACTAGTAGTTACTCTAATACTCCATGATGCTGATGGTAATATAAGATTATTATATGTGGTGCTTACTCTGGTTTGTTGTACAGTGGCCGATCCCGTAGCTGCTGCAACAGTTACTTCATCAAATAGCCAGTAATTAGTACTATCATATAAAAATACTCTTACTATAGCTGCCGCACTAGTTGCTGCACACTTTACTACTATTTCACTTATTCTAGTTCCTGCCGCTACTCCTGTTATTAATGTTCCAACATTAGTTGGTGCTGTATAAGACGAATCAGCAGTAGCAATACTAACTGCTCCTATTCTGGGTGTAGTTGCGAATGCTGGACTAGTTGCCATAATATTCTCCTATCTAAAATTAGACCATAAATAAAGATTTGCACTATTTGTTATATTTATATTTATAAGACCACTAACGCTACTATTAAAATTACTTATTTGAGATGTTGTTATAGTTATAGGATCAACTCCAGTAGACGCATGAGTACTAGCATGATTACTAATATTACCAACCAGATTCCAAACATACCCGTCCCATTGGTATGTTCGACCATTTTGGATACTTTGATCATTAACCGATGGACTACTAGGGAATGAAAATGGCATTATATTCTCCTATCAAGAATCTGAGAATGCAGAACTTGGTACAGTAAATGAAGAACCGCTATATCTTACCATTTTTGTTATACGATAATCATCAATATAACCATCAAAATAATTACCATCAACATTCTTTCCAATAGTTAATGTAGAAGAGGCATTGGTTAAACTAGAGGAATAAGAAACAGTTGTGGAATCTTTTGTTCCGTTAACATAACAAGCTAATGTGGATCCAGAACGAACAAATGCTATATGGGACCACTGATTAAGAGCCACTGAAGTTGATGAGGCAGTTAATCTAGTTCCTGCGCCACCATCATTTACAAAATCTAGACGATAAACACCACCAGTATAATATAAACCACAAACATAATTTTGATATGATGCGCTTGTTCTACCTTCTAAAATTGTGGCATAAGTAACGTATGATGTTGGATATACCCATGCTTCAATAGTGAAATCATTACTAAAATTAAAAATATTAGATGATGGGAAAGTTAAAAATGAATTACTACTAGTGAATAGAATAGATTTTCCACCAAATTTACTTTGTGCTGTTGATTGTGTAACACTACCATTTGCTGTAATTACATTAGAATTACTACTATTATCTGTGAACGTACTGCCGGTTCCGTCGCCATGTAATAACATAGAAACAGCAGAGAAATACGGATCTATACCAGCATAAGTATTTGAATATGTTGCTGTAGGTACTGTTATTGTACTACCAGTGTAAGATCTTGATGAACCTATTGTTAATCTAAGATCGTCAATATATCCATTTAGAGGTCCGGTTGCGCCAGCGGATGTTGCTCCTATTTCCATTGTTCCAATTGGATACGATTGGGTATTGCTACCTGACGATCCCACAATAGAACCATCAACATAAATTCTCATAGTACCACTATTACGAGAAATAGCAACATGATGCCATGTATTATTAGATAATGTTGCATTACGCACAAAATCCCAAGCAATATTGTTTCTACCTATACCAATAGCTCCAGCACCATTATACGGAGCAAGTAACGCTACCATAAAATTATTAGTAGTAGATGTACCAATAATATGTTGATATGCTGATACGTCAGCTACTCTCATCCAGAATTCAAGCACAAAATCATCAGTGCCTATATTTGGAGTTGATGCCACAGACAACCAATCTCCATTACCATCAAATGAAGCAGATAATCCACCGAATTTAGATTGAGTTGATGACTGAGTAGCATTTCCATAAGCAGTTATAGTTCTAGTATAGAGTGATGAATCTGTAAATGATGATCCCGAACCATCTGCTCTTAATAAGAGTTGTACATTACCAAAATAAGAATCGCCAGCCGCTGGTGTTAGTGTAGAAGATGACGATGAATAATTTCCTGTTCCTATAATATTTACTGCTGCTACTTTAAAAATATATCCAGTGCCATTTGTTAAACCAGTTACCGTACCGCTGGTTGCTGTTGATGTTCCATCAGCAAAAGTAGACCATGATGAACCACTATTAGATGAGTACTGAATAATATAATCAGTAATAGGTGTTTGTGCCGCTACGGTTGGTGCAGACCAAGATAATGCTACTTGCGAACTTCCTACTGTACCAGTAACCCCAGTTGGGGCTGGTGGTAAAAATAAATTCCAAAGTGATGTGTCGCCACCACCTATTGGACCAGTTTCTACATATTTATTAGTATTATCTATCCATCGATATATTCTATTAGAATCCGTAATTATGTATAATTTATTAGCATCTCCACTGGCTGGTAGCCCAGAGGTTGCGGCATAAGTATAAACTAATTCTGTTGTACTGCTACCTCCTCCACCAGTAGAATTAATAGTATATGTTCCGCCAACCGAAGAAATACTAATTCCTGTACCAGCGGATATATCTTTAACTGGTAATAATCCACTCACACTACTGTTGAAATCGGTAATATTGCTAGACGTGTGCGTGTGTGATGATGCAGCTTTATTATCTAATTGAGTTTGTACTGCGCTAGTTACGCCTTTAATATAACTTAGTTCTGTTAGTGATGGATATGTTGTTGTGCTTAAAGATGAAAGATTTTTACTACTATCAAAACTAGCTATAGTATTTACTGTTTGATTACTAATATTTAATCCACTAGCGAATAATCCACTACCATTAATATTTAATAATGATCCATCAAATGTAAGATTAGTCTCAGCATTAACACCCACGGTAGAGCCAGTACTAGTTAGTATTCTATTGTCTCCGCTATTTGTTATAGTAGGCAATAATCCACTAACACTATTATTGAAATTTGTAATATCAGAAGAAACATGAGTGTGGCCGCTAACACTAACTCCTGTACTATTAACAGTTAATGATGTAAAATTACCACTAGTAGCAGATAATAATCCATTATTAATTGTTAATCCATTAGTAAATGTATGATTAGCACTAATAGTTCTAGATTCATTAATATGTACATATTGAGTATGATCATCATCTCCCAAACCAAACAAGCTACCATGGTCATTTTGAGTAACACCAACTGTGGATGCGAGTATAGTTTTACGCAAATCTAATATACTTTGTAAACTACTTTTTGGAGTATTAGTAAATGTATCATTAGTATTAAAAATTAATCTGTATAATGGTCTTATTTCATTAGTAGGAATATTTGTTAAATTAATATCACTCCAATTATTATTATTTTCAGCAGATCCTAAACTACTATCTTCTCTTTGTCCCATAACAGCTAATACGGGATCATTAATATCGTTTGTAGCAATAATCCACATTGCAAAATATCTATTATTTGTAACATTTGTAACTGTCCATGAGCCTCCAGAATAAACATTGTATAAAGCTCTTGTAGCATTATATTTAAGTGGATATGGTGTTCCAGAATCTCTAATCCACTGACCAGTATTTCCGCTATGATAATAAACTGGAATATAAGCTATGGGCGATAGTTCTTGTGTAAATTCTATACCATCATTTCCATCAGCAATATTAATAATAATATCTTCTTGATATAAAGTACCATCACTAATACTAATTTGTGCATGGCTATTTGAACTTCCATTACCAAGTAAAATATAATTACCAATACTTAATCCATCAATATATTGCATACCAAAAGTATTATGAATCCACTTATGGGTATTACTATCCATTCTTATGCCATGACGTTCTTCTCCAAAAAATGTACTTTGACCAATACCACTATTCCAATGAATAAAAGCGATTGGTACATCAGTATCAAAATTAAAAAATGTAGTTTTTGTTTGTAGTTGATATGTATCAGTATCAAAGTGAATATAATTTAATGCTGTGCCACTATCAATCACTACTGTTTCTGTTGTGGTTTTTGTAACTTTTTTACCTTCAATATAAACGTCATAACTAGAACCACTAGGTTGAATAGTAAAAGTTCTAGTAGCATCATTGAAACTTATAAGACTATCGTGCCTATTAACAAATCCTTGTGGCTCAAAACTTAATTCATTAATTTCAGTATGAGCATTATCTATTGTTAAAAGATTTCCACTGTCATTATATGTTAATTGAACACCAGTTCCCTCTACAAGTAAACTATTAACTATATCATCAACACTCTCAGTAAAATCTGTTTGACCACTAGGTAATAATGCTACTGCTTTATCTTCATAATAAAGTATACCACTAAGATTATACAATGAATTAGTAGTAGGAGATGGTGCGAATCCAGATGCTAAAACAAGTTTATCAGTATAATTAGTTTCACCGTATAAATTTCTAAATTTTAATGACGATGATCCTATATCATAGGTTTTATTACTTAAGGGTATAAAATGACCACTACTGGTAATTTTTATTTTACCAGTTGCAGATTCGCTATAAGCTGTAGAAAATACTAGTGATGTAGGATTAGCAATCTCTGTAAATTCTGAGTCAGCTTCAGCATGAATGCTTGCGCCAACGAGTCTAGCGTCAGCCGTATTAGACTCGTTGGACGCTGCAAAAGATAATCTACCTAGTACATCAGATGGTTGAACATTACTATCTGATGTTTGTAGTGTTATTGATTCAGCCATATTATATTACAAACCAATTGGTTCCATCGGAAACGAAAGATAATGTTTCGTATTGATAATACAAAATTTTAGATGTTGCTCCATCTATGGTATCTGTATTATTTCGTGAAACTGTAACTATGCCAGCAGCACTATCCACCTTTTTAACTATTACTAATTTACCAGTTGCTGGGGCTGGTAATTTTACAGTTATTCCGCCAGCACCACCACTAACAAGATTAATATCAGAAGATATAGTATCATTATTGGTGAATGAACTATCTACTGTACGATAGCGTTTAGCTTCAGTAATACCAGCATCTTTAACTCTTAATACATCACTATTTACTTCTACTGTATTATTATCTACATTAAGATCAATAACTAGCGTATCTGTAGACTGACCAGTTGTAACAACGCCCGATCCACCAGTAATAGTAAGAGTATCACCAAGGCTGATTGTTTGATTAGATCCACCATCACCAGCTAATGTAATTGAGCTATTAGCTAGCGAGCTATTAGGAACATTACTTAAACCAAGAGTAATAGTACCAGAACTTGTTATTGGGGAGCCGCTATCAATATCAATACCATCAGTACCACTAATAGCAACATATGTTACTGTGCCACCGCCAAGGTCTGTTAAGAAATTTGTCTTAGTTATTTTCTTTAGTTCATCAGCATTACTATCATAAATTAAAATTTGATCACCACTGGCTGGTGTAATAAGTTCAGTTCTAGATGTAATTACTGTTTTAACAACATGAACGCCATTAGCATCACTTTGTAAACCACTGCCAGCAAGTACAGCTACTGAATCTTCATATACTACAATGCCACTACTAGCACCAACATGGAGTGTTCTAGATTCTGTATTAATACCACCATCGACTAGACCACTACCAGCAGTTGGATGAGTAGCCACACGATAATAATTACTACCATTATTAGTAAATGTCCAATAATTATTACCTTCATCCCATTGTAATCTAACATTGGGATCATCGCCGCGTTCAATTTCAATACCAGCATCTGATATTGCAGAACCAGTAACATTCTTATTAAGAAGAATAATATTGTCTTCTACTGATAAAACTTCAGTATTGAGTATAACCTGGGAGCCTTGTACTGTTAAGTCTCCATTAATAACTACTCCAGATGAGAATGTGGCAATACCATCACTTCCCAATGTGAGTAGTCCAGTTTGGCTGGCACTACCTATTTTGCCACCATTACTTAATACTATATTGGGAACACGAAGCTGAGAATTGGCAGCATCTAGAAGAAAATTAGAATTTGATTCTAATACTTGATCACTAGATGTTGGACCAAAAAATACTATACCAGAAGGATTACGATCATATGGAAGATATGCCATAGTTTTGCCTCTTAGATATATGGATCATTGATTGTGGGTGTGGAGATTGTATTTTCTAATTGTTTTTTAAGTAAATCTATTTGGTATCTACGAACGTGATCACCAATAAATTCTCTAACCATTCTATTAGCAAATACTGGTTTAGTTTCTGGATTTTCTATAGTATTACCATTAGAATCTATTATAGTTTCTGGACGCTTATAGTTGGAACACAAAGAATCTATAACTATATTGACATCACTATCAGCGATTTCTATAGAGAATATTGCCATTTTAGTCCTCTTTCATTAGTTTATACACTAAATAATATACCAATTTGTATTATCCGAAACTAGAGTT